GGGTCGAATCCTGCCTTAGCAGCTGGACTATTAGCAGTCTTAGCAAGCCAAGCAGTTTTTGCATCAGCTAAGAAATTATCAACTTTCTCTGTCACTGGAACACCATCAACAGACATAACTGTAGAACCAGGAATATTCTGATCCACAGGAACCCTTCTTACTGAATCATCTGGCATTGTAATTAACTTAGTACCTGGACCTTCTGTTACTGGAACTTCTTCTTCTCCACCAACAGCCATGTCAAACGCTTTTCCTCCTAATTCCCAAAGAGCTGCACCTCTAGCAGCTTTCCAATATTTATCATCGTCATTCTTATTCCCAGTATTCTTTGGAGGCTTAGGTGGGGGTGAAAAATCTACTTTTGTCTCAGTCTCTATTGGTGTTGTACCAAAATCAATGACAGGACTAGTTATAAAAGGGAGAGCAGTCGTAGCTGAAGTATTTAGAGCAGTTGATTTAGCCGCATCAAAATTAGGTGTACTTGGAACAAGACCAGTTTCTATACCGCCAACACTTCCATCTCTCCATTGAATAGGCCCCTCTGCTGAAATCGGATTCTGTGAAGAAGACCCAGATAATCCCCTATTCCGCAAATAATCATTCAACATCAACAATCCAATACCAGCCGTATTAACAGCAGGAGTAAGCCACCAAGGAGACGTTGCTGCAGCCGTTGTTACAAACATATCTTCAAACTCTAAAGAAAATTTTATCTACTTCTTATAATATTATCATCGGGAAACGGTAAATAAGATGACAACTTATACCCACGGAACAACACTAGAAGTACTCGAAAATAGAGGACATAAAGAACATCGAGTGTGCTGCCCAGGCGGTGGCATGTGCCGATACGCAAAAGACGAATACGAAGCCCAAGATTTCGTCCAACAGTTCGAATACTTTTTCAGATATCATTGTGCTTAGGTACCTGCGTGTTACATAATTTTCCATTAAAATTTGACAGTCAAGTACCTAACCCAAAATAAGAATTCTTGAAATAAAACCTAAAACAGCTCAAAATTAGGGGTGGGAAAGTCGACTAAACCTTCTCCTATTCCTTTAGATCTATTCCACTGCAGTTTATTTCCTATCAACACCCAAATTTAAAAAAAATAAGGGGTTTTCACTTAAGTACGTATATGTTGTGGTTAGGTATAAGAGTGTATATAAAGGATTTAACAGTCAAGTACCTAACCTCATACTTCTTAGAAGTAAATAAAATAGAGGTAAAAATTTTATATTTGGCTGTTGAATAATTTTTATTGCTACAACAGCGTTTTATGCTACTCTGCACCTCCCACCCTACTAACTATGCTTCATAAAGCCCCATTCCTATGTAAAGGACTAACCCCATACGACCAAATAACCTTTGCTAAAGCATTTCAAATTGCGTTCCAAACCATTGGAAAAGACAAGTGCTGGTGCATGAAGAAGCACACCCATGCTGTTTTCCAAGGCTTCAAAACAACTAAAACTAAAGTACTTCTATATAAAAATAAGGATGCTCGGCCATTAATATTAGCGATGGCTGGTCATTTCTATACAGATGAGAATCCAATTATTGTCAGAAAGTCTATCTGTAACTCTCCATACTGTCTTAACCCAACTCATTACTATTGGGGTACTAGAAGTGATGTTGCTTATGAAAACGCACAACGCATAGGAAGTGGAGTCAATAATGAATTAATAACTAAATTAAGAATAGAAAGTGAAGAAGGAATAAGTAGCCTAAAACTTTCTAAAACTTATAGAATTCCTTACCATACTGTTAGAAGAATTTGTAATAGAGAAACATATGAAGAGGTTGAAAATAATAAGAATTTTGATAACCTAACTGAAGCTTGGGAAAATGTTCTATTAACTTGTGAAGGATTAACAGCAGCTTATCCCAATGAAACTAAAGAATTTAACCTGGCTTATCACATGACAAACGAATTGGAATGCCCATGGGGACATAAAGGTAATTTTGGTCTAATGGGAGAGTGTCTCGATTGTATGGAAGAAATTAAAAAAGGGCGATGTACAGTTGATGTACAGAATTTTGATTTTCGCTGGTATTGGCAAGTTAAACGATTCTGGGATCAAGTAGACATACGAGACCCAGACCTGTGTTGGAAATGGCATGGCGCTACACGAAAGAACAACACAGAATCTACAGCTTATTTTCCATCCCCATTTCACTCTGCTAAAACTCAGTCAGCGTCAAGGATTGCATTCTGGTTAAGTCGCGGCTATACAGGTAAGTATAGGATTTTCAGTAGATCCACATGTGAATCCTTCTGTTGTAACCCAACACACCTTACAATCAAAGAACTAAAAAATTGCACCCAACCAAATGAAATTGAGAGAGTCAGACTCACACATGGAAACATCTTCAAGCACTACAAAGAGAGAAAAAATAGTGAGTAAAGAAAGCAGAGTAGAACCAAGTAATTATCATCTTCCAGATGATCGTCAATACGCTGCACTAGTTACCATTAACGGAAGATCGACTTGGTCTGCTTGGTTTGATACAGAGGAAGAAGCGGCAGCGGTAAAACCTTTATTAGAAAAAGTCATGGATTATCATTCCTACACTGACACGATGGAATCAGAAAGTACAGGTAGGGAAGGAGTTAAGGCTATGGCTGAACGAGTTAGAATAATGACAGAACGCTATAAAAAATCCGGTAGAGATAACCCAGAGCATCCAATGCATTCTCTTTATACCGGTCTAGCTGCAGAATATGAGCAGGTATCTAACAACAATCCCGAGTAATACAGGTTTTTATAACTTAGGAACTGTTGAGGCATATCCAACTGGCGGTGCAGGTCCTACAGCCTATGGACCTACTTCTTACTATGGATCTGATCCACTGCCAGCCACTAGCGGAGATAACCTAAATGATCCAATAGATCTAGGCGATTTTTCCTCTGTTTTTCGTTCGTTTACGATAAAAAATAGCCATGGTGGCTTATCACGTAAACAGACAACTTTTTATAAAATAAAATTAAGAGAAGCTCGTTCTGTTCAATTTACTCAAAATTTCTCTCAATTTTCCTACGAGGATAATACAAATAAAAATACATTAATAGCATTTTATCGAATAACAGAAGATAAAAGAAGAGAGGAATTACCTATCAATGACCTTGGTTATGTATATAACGAAGGAGCTATTGATTACTTAGATGATGAAGGAATTTTAGCGTCAGAAGATTACCCAACACTAAAACTAGAAGCTGGTACATACATATTCTTAATTACAAATGATATACGTTATCTTGAGACAACTTATTCAATAAGCTTAAATGTTAATATTCTCGATTGGGGAAGCGATCTCACTGGCGATGTAGAAGCCACCATTGACTTTGGTCTATTAACTGGGACCGTAAATGAACTATTAGATTTTGGAGAAGTAGAGGGCTAAGCCTTAATAATCTTCGGATCAGTATCACCAACCTCAACTTTATCACTACGCTCTGCCCACTTATCAATAACAGGGTACCAATCTCTGTCTGCCCAGCCAGGCTGCTGGAACTCAGGCTGAGTTAACACCTCATCTTTCTTCCTTTGCTCAGCTAATTTATATGCTTTTTGAGCTCTAGCAAGACGCTCCTCAGGAGTAGCAGATGCTGAAACTCCAGTAGCTCCAGCATCGGTCGGTCTGATGCGAACATCTCTACTTTGACTACCTTTAGAAACTTTTGGTGCAAGGGCATTAATAACTGCAGCAGTCGCAGCGCCAGATCCAGGGGATGTTCGTGACCCGAAATCTGGAGGTGCTAGCTGAGCAGCGTTTTCAGCTAAACGTAATTCAAGCTGAGATCTTGCGAGATCAGTAGCTGCAGGAGTTTGACCTGCATCCCAACGACGTCTTTCAATTTCTTTATATCTATCATCCATTCTCTTCATATAATCTGAAGCATCCCTATATGTCTCCGCCGGTGTCACATCCTGCACTATCTGAGGAGGTGGTGGAGGTGGGGGCATAATTATGGTTGGTGGGGGCGGAGGACTACCTCCCTTGTTATGCATCAAAACCCCGTCACATACATAGGTATGAGGGCCTTCTACAGTAAGTTCTACTGACTGGCCTTTACCTAACTTCTTCTGTCCTTCATATTCAGTTTCTCCCTCTAATTGAGAAACCTTATCTCCTTCTACTAGATCTAAAGCATGAACCCATCTCTTCACTCTAGGTACATAGAATTGATCTTCCTCAGCACAAACAAATGATTTACCTGATAGAGTTAATTCTAATAATGGGGACTCAACGGCCCTTACATAAGTAACTTCAGCTTCCTGACGTTTAAAAGAATGTTGATGTAAAGTATCAACTTTATCTCCTACCTTCAGTTCCCCTGCAGGTCTCTTGGTACCTCCTGCTAAGAGGACTTTCATATCAGGTATGCGACCACCCATTGTACTACTTAAGTTTAATCTCTATACTGATTCTATCTGTCACAAACCCGTGCAAGTTTTGAACTCCGATCCAACCAACGGGGAAAAGAATCAAAACCAGCAACAACTCAGCATAAGTAATGGGACGGCGCATGACGAAAAATATCCTTTCCTTAAGGAGTTTAGCGACCTAATAGCTGAATTGTCCAGGAAAGAATTAGAAGAGTTATTGACCTATCAACAAAAAATGTTTGCGAAAGCAATATGGGAAGCAGAAAACTATGGAGGATCAATTGAAAAATGCAAAAAAAGACTAAAAGAAATACACGGAGCTAAATGGTATCAAATAACATCACTGAAAGAACACATGGCACCTCTACGTGATTATCAAGAATATGTTCTCCGATTAGATCACGTTCAACAATGGGATAAATATAGAAATTCCGCTAAGATTCAGCCAAATAAAGTTCTCGAATGACAGTTATAAAAAATGAATCATGGTTAGAAGCCATTAATCAAACAGATTATATTCCAATAGATACCGATGAGAATGTATATCAAAGTTACCGATTTGCCAATTTAGACATTAATACAGTCACCGTCAAGAATTATAAAAAATTACTTGTACCCTCTCTAATACGCCAAGTAGAAATTTTCATACCGCCTTCAGGAAGTTTTGAAACCCCTGATTTAAGAAGATATCTAGAGCTTATCTGTAGCTATGAGACTAGTACAACAGACCTGATGCTTGGTCTGTCTTTAGCAGATCAAATTCGCCTAACTTTCAGCGATATGAGAACTAGTACGATCTGTGACCGCTATCCAGAAATAAACCTGGCTGAAAAACGACGTTATAGGTGTGTTGCAGAATACCTAATACGACAAGGAGAATTAACAAAACTAAGAGATGAAAATGGCAAGCTAATAAAAAAAATTGGAAATATGCAAAAAGCGGTCGTGTTATACCAGCCATTACCTAAATTACTAGAGACACTAAAACGCTCAGGCTTGGGACATTTAATTAAATCAATACCGAAAAACGAAAAAGTTAAATTAGGGGAGGGTAACCTCCATATGGAAAAAAATCCTAAATCGCATCATGACAAACAGAAGGAACAAACTACTGAAAAAACTCTTGCGAAGTGTAACTAGTGAAGATGAAGCAAAATTACTGAAACTAACAATTGAACGAATTTGTGCAGATATGTGTGAGTTTTATTCAAAGTTCTATGAAAAAGAAGGACCAGGTGCAATGGTTTACGTTCCAGACGCGGAAGATGAAAAGAAAAGTATGTTTTATTTAACTGTGGATCATCTAATGAATGCACTTAATGACTTCAATAATCGTGATATGAGTGGTGTTGCAGACGTTATGAAAAAAGCAATAACACGAGCAGAACAAGTAGATCCAGAAAAGGAATCACTATTCATTATTCAAGATCAAGCAAAAATGCAGCTCATTCATTATAAACATGATACTGAAGGTGCTGATTTTATAAAAATGATGTGAAGAAAAGAAAACTACGCTGGGCCGATTATAAATTTGTTCTCGGTCGAATAGTCCATCTAAACCACGATTGGTTAACACCTGCTGAGTATTTGCCATATATCTATGCATTATTAGGAGATATAGACCTAGATCCTTGCTCTACACACCATGCAAATGCAGAATTCTTACGCGCTAAAAAAATATATACCTTAAAAGAAGATGGCTTGAATATGCAAGATCCCTGGACCGGTAAAACCTATCTCTTCCCTCCTACATTCGGTCGCTGCTCATTTAGTAAAGAACGTGGTACCTGGAAATGGAGTGTAAAAGCCGGAGCATCAGCAAAAGCACCATCAGTTATATGGTTTAGACGTTTAGTAAGAGAATGGAAATTAAGAAATATACCCGAAGCTCTTTTTTATACCATTTATCCAGAAATGATTAGAACTTGCCCAGAAATGTGGGATTTTCCAGTCTGCATCCCGACTGAAAGAGGTAACCTAATACATGGTAAAGACCTATTCACTTTAAAATCACCTATGTTTTGGGGTTATTTTGTGTATTTACCAAGCCTTGAGTTCGGTTTTGATCAAACTGAACGATTTAAAGAAATATTCTCCAATATAGGGAAAATTATCTGCTAAATTGTACTCTTATATATTGAATAAAAGAATGACAGAGACTCAAAAAGAGATCGCGCAAATATGTGACGACGTAAAAGAGTTATTACTATATAAAAATGAGCGATATGGCGATTCTGCTCTAAATCCCTGTCGAATATTTAGTAAATCCAGTGCAGTAGAGCAGCTACTTGTCAGAATTGACGATAAAGTTAATAGAATTCATAAAGGAATAGGTCTACTTGATACAGATGAAGACATTATTATGGATCTAATTGGATATTTAGTATTACTTAAAATAGGATTAAAACGGCAGACCACAACTCAACAACTTTTAGAAGCATGCAGTACGAATCAATCATAAAAGGCTATACACCAGAGCTTCAATTGATCGATGCTCTAGATATGCTTAAACATTACGAGCCTGACGCGGCGGAGATCCTAGACCGCTGGGCTTCTGAGTCCAATAACGGAAAAAACGACGCAGAGACTCTCCAGAAGGATCCCACTCCAGAAACTTTTTCTCAAGATATTCAATTGCTTTCACTTGATTGGGAGCCCCAGTATAAGTCTCAGGGAGATTTAATAAACATCTCTTTACCCGACATCGATGAGGAACAAGAGTGGGAATATCCTTATCCGCAGTGAAATAAGTATCTAATTCCACTCGACGACGATCTCTCATTAAGTCCCCACCAGATAACCAAATCCTATTGATATAAGGACTCCACTCCTTAATAATGTTGTTCTTACTGGCAGAACCATTAATTAGCTCCAGTAAACGACAAGTCTTTAATGAGCCTATTCCAATACTATGAGCAAAGCTCAACACTGCTGCTTTTCTATTAGTGTTTAGAGGAACAAATACATACTGAGAAACTAAATCAGAAAACTCCTTTAAATCTTCCTCTAACTGGATATCTATTTCTTCTTGAGTGGCTTTATCAGTTGCAGAAATCCATCGTTTTCCTAATCTTTTACTACCATAACCAATACGCCATATATCTTCCCCATAATCCTTATAAGAAGCATAACGCCCCATACCTATGAAAGTACGGGGCAATGAATGACTCTTTATAAGATTAATACCCTTTCTAGTCAGAAAAGGATGATCTTTCCATTTATCTGGGCTTTTCTGTTTCTTATGGGACGACAACGCTACCGCTATAACTTACACTAGAATATCCGTCTAATGTAAGTAGCACAACATAATTCTTTGCTGCGTTAGTCACAGTAACTCCAACAACTCCTTTCCCTTTTCCATCTCGGCCAATATTCGCAAATTTCTTGTATCCGTTTGGAGCACTTCCACCAGAATAATCATCCTCTTGAAAGATCTCTAAGGTATTTATTCCACTGGTCTTATCAAGTGTAACTTTAATATCTCCTGTACCACCAGGGTTTACACGAAATCCCCGAATGGCTTCACCAGGATTATTTGCAGCAGTGGAGCCGAGATAAGTAATTTCAGACCCAGTGTCAACACTCTGTGTGTCTAATGTGCCTTCAATAGTGCGAGTAGCCATAGTACTTAAGAAATCTGTCCAACCGTGGAGATGTTGAATTTAATGTCGGCATCAATGCCGTGGTCTTTTAAGATGCCAAAGAACATTTGACGATCTAAAGCTTTTTGATGGAGCATTTCAACGAAAGCTTCCTCTAAATCAGAGCGATCTAAATTTTGAATCGCAAGAGAGGCGGCGTGAATTGAAAACTCAACATCAACTGGAAGCTCTACTGCATCCATAAAAAGTTAAAACCTTATATTTATATTACCAGCGATGAACTGAGGCTGCAATTGTGCGCCGGTGGCGCTCTATACTGTGCGCTTTTTCATTTCTCCGCAACAAAAACGTACTTGCACCATAACTGCTCCCAAATAACACTAAAAAACTCAGGGCAACCAGTTCCACGTGCAGTATCCTTATCTATAAATATATTGTACGAGAGCTAGCACTCAAAAATGAAAACCGAGCTTCTAAAAGATTTAATTAGGTCCTTTACCGATAGTGCGATTTCCGGGGTAACACGAACGCAGTTAAGACGTTCATTTCAAGAAAGCTATAACCTCTCAGATAAAGATATGGACACGGTTGAACAACTCTGTTACTTCAGAAAAGCACCTGAATGGATAAATTACGATGCTTTCTACGATAATCCAATAATGCAAAAAGGAGAGAAAATAAATTATCCCTTTACACAGCTATTTTGTTATAAAAATTTTTTAACGGAAAAAGAATGCAAAGCATTAATAAAAAATATAGATGAATCTGTTAGACCATCAACAATATCAAATAATGATGACTCCCAAAAAACATCTGACTACCGAACAAGTCAAACAGCTGATCTACACTACTTCCCAGAGAAACTAATCCTGGACTTAAATGAAAAATTAGAGGATTTAATGGAATTAGATCCTTTTATAGGAGAAGCACTTCAAGCACAAAAATATAATCCTGGTCAATATTATAAGGAACACTGGGATTTCTTCCCACCAAGAGAAACTCCTCAATTCAAAATCTATTGCGAATGGATGGGACAACGGACATGGACGACAATGATATATCTAAATAACGTTGAAGAAGGTGGCGAAACTTATTTTAAACACCTTAAATTAAAAGTTAAACCAGAACAAGGTCTATTATTAGCTTGGAATAATTTATATCGTAATGGGAAACCAAATTATAAAACAATGCACGAAGCACTCCCGCCTATAAAAGGAGATAAATATGTCATAACCAAATGGTGGAGAAGCTGGAGTTTAATTTAAACTCGAGGTCCCTCTTGAATTAATTTCATAGCTCTAGCCGCAGCTTCACCAGGTTGTTCTTCATTTGACTGTAATCCTTTATCACCTGCCATACGAGGCTTAGGCGGTAAAGAAGATGTAGCTGATGATTTATTACCCATAATAAATATTCTAAGTACTTATAACCCGATCATCCATTTTTTCTCTAACAGTGGCGGGTTTTTCACCAGCGATAGCTCGCCTCCCAATAGCTACATCACGTGCATCTCTATGATCCTCCATCTCGTCAGCAACTTTTAAAGCCCGTTCACGTAAGAACTCATAGGGATCAGGTCTAGATTCATTCGCATAAGTAACCATTATTAATTTACAGGATAAATAGAGCTTTCATCCTAGTTTAACAAGACTCTCTCCTCTTTTCCAATAGTCGCATATTCTATATCCTCTACAGGTTCATAGTCTGCGTCTTCTAAAAGCCTTAATAGATAATAATGAATCTTACTAGTAACCCAACGAAGATCGTCATCACTAATATCACTCATGATTGCGTTAAGAGAAAGTTCACGAGACGGGGATCGTACATGCTCGGCTAGAAGCTCGAGTGCACGATATCGGTCCCTAGTGAATTCTCCTAACATCTCATTCGGATTCCTCTTCCTCGGTTTCTGTAGAAGCAGCAGCCTGTTGCTTTTGAATGGCAGAAAATTCCTGTGCACCAATTACCTTCAGATAAGCTTCCTTAGTTCTCATAAGCTGAGTTTCAAGCTCTTGAATTTGTGTCTCTAATTGGACACGCTGTGCATTTAATTGATCATCTAGGGACTGTTGAGCGTCAGCCATTGCATCTAAAAAATAACTTCACATAGGACAATAACCCTACCTAATCTTGAGACTTTTCTAACGTTTTCGGAAATTAACCCAACACCACCCAGAACCTCCACCACTTGCAAATAATCGTCTATTCATATCTTCAAAATTGTAATGAACATTACGACCTGAATCAGCATCCCGATTAGACCAAAGCCCATTAATTAAGTCCATTTCTCCAAAAGGATCCTGTACTAGCCAATAACCATCCCCATACCCTGTAATTGCTACTAAATGAGTCCCTCTTGTAGGATTAGTCACATCACCTTTTGATAAAAGACTCGCGGCTACTGGTAAACCTTGAATAATCTGATCCTTAATATCTTGAGGATCAGCAGAATAAGTAAATGTCGCATTCATACCAAATTCTTCTAAAGTTTGAGTATGAGCCCATCTATGAATACTTTTACCATACTTATTAAGTACCTTTAAATAGTCCATAGGACCATTAATATTCGGCGTTTTTAAATAGTTTAGACACATAGATATCGTAAAAATGTGACTATCTCCAGTTTTATCGGCCTCCTGCTGAAAATAGGGAAAATCCTTTAAATAAATTAAATCTCGATCTATAGAATAAGGAACTGTCGGTTTTTCATCAGTTAAACCATCCCAATGTGCATCATCTATCCACCATTCTCCTAACCCAGTCTCTAAATACGTGTGATCATTTTTCTTATCTAAAACCTTACAGCGACGTATAGATCTAGCTGGTAAAATCCTAGCTTTATCATCAGCTGGAAGATAATCTACATGAACTGGTTGTTTTTTTAGCCATGTTTGTCTTCTGGAGACAATAGAAACCCATCCCCAATGAAGATTTGGCACATGTAAATAAAATTCTGCTCACATATTACAACACTTGAATTACTTCATAAACCTCTGGAAAGAGATTTTGTATATGTTTTTCTATACCCATTTTTAGTGTTTGAGAACTCATTGCACATGTAGAACATGCACCGTGCAAACGTACTTTAACGACTGGACCTTCATCTACATAATCAACCTCTACAAACTCTAAATAACCTCCATCAGCTTCAATATAAGGACGTATTTCATCCAACGCTTTATTAACCTCTACCGGATCAAGCTCTTTCTTGGAATCATAAGGATTCATAGGAATATCTTTCGCAAAATAAATTGAACTATTTGGTGGCCATTCCACTGTATCTAGTTCATTTGGCTTCACATAGTGTACTTAGCCTGATCTGAAGGATTTTCAGCCTTAATTACTAATGGAGCCTGCTCAATTCTGATAGTTTGAACAGCAGCACTAGTTGCAGCCTTCTCAATCATCTTCTCCATATCTTTCTTACTTACTTGACCACTTTCACCATTTGATTTATAAGTTCCGTCACCTTTTTTACTCGCTGTCTGAATTCCAAAACTGGCTAAAACGCCCGTGAACACTGACGCAATGAAAGTTGGATCTATTTTCTGTTGAGGAATTCCAGGGATAGAAACATAATTCAATGTCAATATTCCACCACTCCACGCAAGGACAGTAATTCGCACTGCTGTAGAGATAATTGCAGCCTGTTCTTCCTGATCAGGTAAAAGAGCATCCTTGACTTTTCCAAGTACACCTTTCTTCTTTGATTCAGCCTTTTTAGAATCCTCAATTACATTTTCAGACATCGTATAGTAGCAATACGTATTAAGTTTACCCTCAGTTAAACTTATATTGCCCAAGGTATTAATCTCTACTATGTGGAAACTTCTGCCGTTATTAATATTATTTAGTGCACCTAATGCTCGCGCAGATCTTGTTCACCGTCTATCAACGAGTACTCAGCTTACAGTAAATGGAGCTGCAACCGCTGCAGAACGTGTAGGAAGTACATATACAGTGTCAGGTTCCAACATAAAAGTTGGTACTGGAAATAGTGATGTATTTGGAGGCTTAACAGCTGGTAGTGCAACAACAGCAGCAACTATGAAAGCAGGTACTTATGATATAAACACAGCAGGATCTGCATTTTCATTCTCGGAAAGTTGGACTCAAGGAGACGCAGTACCCGCAATTGGAGCTGGAGTAGATGTTACAGCTGGAGTGGTAGCTGACATGCCTGCATTTGGTAATACAACAACGAGCAGTGGTGGTGTGGCTAGCACACTCGCAGGTACTATTTTAAGCTCTGGAGTAATGACAATTACCGCTGGAGGCGCTGGTACGACTGCAACTGGACAATTCGTAAGCGAAATAACAGTAGGAGACTAAATGAATCATGAAACGGCTATTAACGCTGTTATTTTTCATATTTATACCTAAAGTCTCTGCAGTCCCAGTTATTCCTAACTTCACCCAGGGTGGAATGACCAGTCATACAGAGACGACTTCAAAAGTAACTGAGACTATAAATTCTATAGATTATCAAACAGGGTGGCAGTATACTGTGACCGGCACCAATGTTGAGCATTCGGGAGCAAGTATTTCTCCTGATTCAATAACAGGTAACTCCAATACGCTTCAAGGTGTTACATCCACATGGACGGGTCTAGATGCAGCAAACAAACCAGATTGGAGCATCGTAAATCCTGGTGGAAGTTTTCAATTTACCGAAACATACCGAGCTCCAGGGATGGTCAACCAGACAATAATACAAAGAGTTACCGAGATCCAAAGTGTGACCGACACAACTTCAACGTTCAGCAACTAAAGTATCTTCTACTAATATTAATCAATGCGGTATCATTACTCCCCTCGCCAGTACGCTCTGCGGACGTTGGCGGTGTTAGCGCCACTGCTAATCCTGTTGCTAATAGCAGTGGAAGTGTCACAAATCAGGCCATCCAGGTTTTACAAGGACCGTACATTACCAACACCTATGGGGACGGAATCTCGTGCCAGGGTCCTACTCTGAATATCACTCCCTTCTTAACCGATAGTCACAGCTTCCAAAAACCTAGAGAGTATTACTATAATGATCCCGTATATGACGTTTCTGATAGCGATAATGATGGAGTCGTCGACAATCCAGGACATGTCCTGTACCACGTACCCACTAGAACAGGGCAGAAGGATCAGTTCAACTTTAATTATGGAATATCCGCAACCTTCTCTATACCCCTCGATGGAGGATTGCAAGCCAGATGTAAAAAGGCCGTGGATTCTAGAATCGCCCACGTTAACCAACTAACTGCAAATAAACGCTTAGATTT